AGATACCCCGAGCGAATAACGTCTAAAGTTCCAAAGCCTGATAAGAGAGATCTGAACTCAGGTACCCGAAGGGTGGAGAGGCACTAATTACGTCAGAAAAAAGTTTCCCCTAATAAAGGGTCTATCTTTTTTAAATTCATTGGTAAGAATATGCCGAAGAAAGGGGTTACCTATGCAAAGAAGTGAATAAATTTAAAACAAGTAAAATAAAAAGAATATGAAACTATTTAAAAAGAAGTATACAGAAAAAGAGTTGATAGCGTTTGGGAACTACCTACTATCAAAAGAACGGCACAACCGAATTAAGTACGATGAAAATTGGAAGGCAAAGCCAAACTATCACGATCTTAAAAAAGAGGTTCATCATGCAGATATTGAAAACTTTAAAGTATCGCAGCGCATTAAAATGGCTGCTAATGGAATTATCATTGTTAAACCTAGGTTAGTTAAACGGTTTGGATTTTAAAAAAAAGAAGTATGAAAATTGAATTTACAATCCACGGAAATCAAGAAAACCCAAAAGGCAACCCTATACCATACCACCGCGCGACTCAAAAAAGCACTTGGTCGCCGGAAGCAAAACGGTATGAGGCGTGGAAAAGTTATGTGCAAGAAAATTTTCGAAGATTAATTTTAAAGATTGGTTTTATAAATGAAATCACTGACGAAACCCCCGAAGAAATTAGAACACGACTTAGTAAAGGGAAAGTTATTAAACCCATCTTTTTACGAAAAAAGAAAATGCATACAGATATCTTTATCCATTGGGCCAATCACGCTCATGGCGATCCGGATAATATTCTCAAAGGAATCAATGACGCACTTTTTCAAAATGACAAACTCGTGGCCGGAAGTGTGGATTTTGCCGAGAAACCAACCGGCGAGGGAAAAGTTGAAGTGATGATAACTATATGACCAACCAAAAAGAAAAAGTTACCTACCCACAACTTATTTGCGAAGTCTGCGGGTTCAAAAATCAACTTAAATTTAACCCCAAAGAACGCCTAGAGCTTCTTCAAGACCTTGTTTGTACTCGTTGCCAACACTATGCATATTGGGAACGAAACGGACAAAAGCCCGGAGATTTACAGTTGCATTATAGCTTTTCGATGGATGAGGGAAAATTGATTTTGCGAAGATAAAAAGTGCTGAAACTAACTGAATTATGAAGTATTTTTTAAAACAAGCCGAATATTACGAATTTGTGCAGTGGATAGCCACCCCCGAGCCTTTTCGTAGACTGCAAACGCAGCAAGATTTTCAGCGCGAACACAAAATTTCGCATGATACATTGGCACGCTGGAAGCATGACCCAAATTTTTGGGAGGATGTACGGAGAGTTTGGGAGGGAAAAGCCAAAGAGCGTACTGCGTCTGTTATTGAAGCGCTCTATTTAAAAATTGTTAAAAAGCCTGATCCTATTTCTATTGAACTCTGGATGAAACTTATTGAGGGTTTTACGCCTCAATCCGGCCAAGTTCAGCCGGGAATAGCCACCGTCACTCCCGAATTATCGGACGAGCAGAAAAAACTTTTAGACCAAGCAATCACCTATGCAATCCCTAAACCTGCCGTCATTATCGACGCAGATCAAGGAAGACCAGAACTTCCGCAAACAACTAGCCATTAGTAGCTTTTATTGGTTTTTCCATATTTACTTTAGCCACTACGCTTTTTACGAGACGGCAGATTTTCAGCGCGAAATGGCAAGCGATTTGCAAGATGATCAAACGTCATTCCTAGAGATTATTGGTTTTCGTGGGAGTGCCAAAACAACATGGGTAGTCGTAGCGTTCAGTATTTGGGTTACTATCTCACGGCGCCGGCGATTTATTCCGATTGTGAGTGATACTCAACTACAGGCTAAATTGCACTTAAGCAACATTAAAAGCGAGTTTGAAGACAATGAGCTGCTTATTTCCGACTTCGGACCATTCGATGTAATGGAGCTCACGAACAAGAAAAAAGATGATGAATGGAATAAAACCTCAATTGCAATTCCGCGCTATGGTGTACGCATGGTCGCCATTTCGAGAGGACAAAGTACGCGCGGCTTACGCAAGAAGGAAAACCGGCCGGATTTAATTCTGATTGACGACGTTGAGAACAAAGACGACGTGAAAAGCCAAGATTTGCGCGACGATACTTATCGGTGGTTCAAGGGGGAAATAATGCCGCTCGGCGAGCGAGGAAAAACCAAGGTGGTGCTGGTTGGTAACCTCATGCACGCCGACAGTCTGATGAGCCGAATCAAAAAAGAAATTAAAAGCGGCACGAGAAAAGGAGTGTTGCGTGAATATCCAGTTGTAACCGAAGATGGAAAAATCTTATGGCCCGGTAAATACCCAAGCATGGCTGTAGTAGAGGAAGAAGAAAGAGAAATCAACGATCCGATCATTTGGGCCCGGGAAAAAATGCTTAAAATTGTTGCCGAAGCTAACCAGATCATAAAACAAGAGCATATAAAATACTACGATTAACTGCCGCACAGAGAAACACCGGAAGAAATCCGACAGAATGGGGGAAAGGTAAAAAATGTATTTGTGTCAGCGGCTACAGGGGGAGACTTGGCAATATCTGAAAGATCATCTGCCGACTATACCGTTCTCATTTCTGGCCATTTGTGGCGCATTGATGACAAGCCTTACATTTACATTTTGCCAAAAATCATACGGCGACAGATTGGCTTTGATGAAACTATCAAAGAAGCCAAGGCGCAAAGTTTGCACGCGGGAAACGGTAGCTACTCGGTGATGTTCCTCGAAGACGTGGCCTATCAGAAAGCGACCATCCAAACACTGCAAAAAGACATGATACCGGCGAGAGGAATCAACCCGGGCGGGCAAGACAAGCGGGCGCGGCTGTATAGCGTCAGCCACTTGATCCAAAACGGCACGGTACTCTTTCCGAGGAATGGCGCAAACATTTTAATTAACGAACTGCTAGGCTTAGGCTCTGAATCCCACGATGACACGGTAGACGCGCTTGTTTATCTGCTTAAAGGCATGATGAACATGGGGTGGAGTAAGCCGGTGGTTACAAGAATTGTTTAAAATATGTTTTTAGGTTTTGAAACAAATTGTGCTAGCTGCGGAAAGGTCATAACTCGCCGGGTTGTTTCTCGAGGGGAGCCACGATGTGGAGAATGTAGGGATAAAATAAAGCGCGAGCGTATACGTTCCACAAGAAATAATGTGTCCACAAGGAGACACATCGAAAAATCAAGTATAGTGTAAATAAGATTTTTTCAAACAATTTGTATCCCATTTCTTGAAAGCTTGATATTGGCTTTTGAGCGTTAGGGATACCGTTCAAATAGTCTAAACCCACTTTCAGAAGTGGGTTTTTTCTATGCCTTTGCTCCAAAATATCCGAGTTCGGATAGCACAAATGTTAGTCAAAGGTTTTGACAATGTTTTTACCTCTCGCGTCTCCAGCAGACTCGGGGGAACTTTGAATACTAAAGAAGCTTTTCAAATTTATAGCGGCTGGGTGTATGCCGCAGTGCGTTCTATCGCGCAAGAAATCGCCTCAAATCCAATCAAACTTTACAAAGTAGGCAAAGGGGACGCCGTGGAAGAAGTAAAGCGTCACAGCTTACTTGAATTATTGGCCAACCCAAACCCGAACATGACGGCGTATGAGTTCAAGTATCTTTTAATGACTCACCTTGAACTTTCCGGCAAAGCCTATATCTGGATGCCGGGCGTTACCTCGGACACCAGCAAACCAAAGCAATTAGAGATCATGCCGCCCGCCTACATGAAGGTTCAACTTTCTAAGGGATACCCGAAAATGATTGAAAATTTTGTCTTTGAGCAAGACAGGGAAAAAGTGACAATTCCACCGCATGAAATGTTGTTTCTCAAATATCCGCACCCACTCAATCAATTTGACGGCATGGGAACAGTGCAAGCAATCAGTGACTGGATATTTGAAGACTTTTTTTCAAACAAATTTAACCTCGCATTTTTCCAAAACGGAGCTAAATTGTCGGGCTTATTAAAGCCAAAAGACAACCTCTCACCCGAAGACCTCAAAATGATGTCAGACAGCTTTAATGCTGCCTATTCTGGCGTTGACGCAGCGTATAGCGTGGCTGCACTCCCGGCTGGCGTT